TTATTTTTTTTATTTTCATACCCTTATTAATATCAGTTGCCCTATAAGGGTCAACTTAATTCTTATAAATTCCCATAAATAATTAAGTTATCCACAGTGTGATATATTTACTACATTCCGAAAATGCATAACTACATCTTGTGTCAAGAAAAACTTTTACTATATGTTGTGGTGCGACAATTTGTCGCACCGCGAACCGCGACGCTTTGTCACTGCGACATAATGTCGCACCCTATAAATTTTTAAAAGCCCACCCGGGTGGGGTTAAATTCAAAAGCCCACCCGGGTGGGTTGATCTTCGAGGGGTCCCTGACCCTACCCAGAATCGAAAGTTATTAGACCCCCCACCACCCTTTTTTTATAAAAGGTACCTGATAGTTTTTCCTTTAGAGTATGATTTAGACATAAGCTTGCAATAAAATCATTATTGAAATAAAAACGTATCTGAAAAAATTTTATAAAAATTTTTTATGAAAAAAAATAGAAAAGGTTGTTTAAGTGAGAAGATAGCTATCTGCTATCTAATGAAAAAAGGATTAGATGTGTTTGATTCATGTCAGACTAATGGTGCAGTAGATTTACTTACCTTTAATCCTAAAACTGGTGAAACTAAATGCTGGGAAGTTAAGACTGAAAACTATAGACTATCTGGCAAGAGAAAAGGCTCTGCTATTTCTAGAGGAAGGAGAAATACAAAATTTAGTAAAATTATAAACATGCTTTATGTAAAAGAGAATGGCGATGTCAGAGAAGGATATTTTAAACATGGATAAAAACTTAATAGAAAAATTACCTCCTGATGTTAGAAAAGAATATTTAAAATATGCAATCAAACTTTCTCAAAAGAAAAAAGAAGATCTTGTGCATAATGATTTTTTATATTTTGTAAAACACGTCTGGCCAGATTTTGTAGAAGGTAAACATCATAGAAAGATTGCAGATAAGTTTAATCAAATTGCAACAGGTGAAATTAAAAGATTAATTATTAACATGCCTCCGCGGCACACGAAGAGTGAATTTAGTTCCTTCTTACTGCCTGCATGGATGGTAGGTAAAAGACCTAATTTAAAAATAATTCAAACGACCCACACTACTGAACTCGCGATCCGGTTTGGACGTAAAGCTAAAACGCTCATCGATTCGGCAGAGTACCAACAAGTATTCAAAACTAGATTACGAGAGGATAGTCAAGCCGCAGGTAAATGGGAAACGGAACAAGGTGGTGAATATTATGCAGCGGGTGTTGGTGGAGCAATCACGGGCCGTGGAGCGGACTTATTGATTATTGATGATCCACACTCAGAACAGGACGCAATGAACATGGCCAGTTATGATAGAGTTTATGAGTGGTACACATCTGGACCTCGACAGAGGTTACAACCTGGCGGCAGAATAATAGTGGTGATGACTCGTTGGAATGTCGCAGACCTGACGGGAAAGTTAATGAAAGCGCAAGCAGAACCAAAAGCAGACCAATGGGAAGTAATCGAGTTTCCTGCAATCTTACCCAGCGGTAAACCCGTGTGGCCTGGATATTGGAAGCTAGAAGAGTTAGAAGCGGTGAAAGCATCAGTAAGTATATTAAAATGGAATGCTCAATACCAGCAAAATCCAACAGCAGCTGAAGGCAGTATTATAAAACGTGAGTGGTGGAAACCGTGGGAGAAAGACAGCTTACCTCCATTAATGCATGTTATACAATCATATGATACAGCGTTTATGAAAAAAGAAACTGCTGACTACAGCGCCATAACTACATGGGGTGTATTTAAACCTAGTGAAGATGAACCAGCGCAATTGCTTTTAGTTGATATGGTAAAGGATAGATACGAGTTTCCAGAACTAAGACGCGTAGCAAAAGAACAATACGACTATTGGAAGCCAGAAACAGTGATAATAGAGGCTAAAGCTTCGGGCTTGCCTTTGACGTATGAATTGCGTAAGCTGGGTATACCGGTTATTAACTTTACACCTAGTAAAGGAAATGATAAACATACAAGGATAAACTCTGTAGCTCCGTTATTCGAGTCAGGAATGGTTTGGGCACCGGAAACAAAATGGGCAGAGGAAGTGATTGAGGAATGCGCTGCATTTCCGTTAGGGGAACATGATGACCTAGTGGATAGTATGACTCAAGCAGTAATGAGATTTAGACAAGGTGGCTTTGTTGACCATCCAGAAGACTACGAGGATGAAGAATTGCCACAGCAACAAAGGACGTACTATTAATGAAATTTTTATTAGAGTTTATAAAAACGTTATTGACCAGAACCGGTAAAACAAAAGGTCTCAATAACCAAACTAAAAATGAAATTGTGCAAATGTTGACTGAAGCGAATGAGTCAGTTTTAAAAGGCAATAAAAAAATAGACGATCAAATTGCAGAACTTAGAAAGATAGAAGAGAAGATATTTAAAGCAGAAAAAACTTCTGGTGAAGCAAACACTGTTATCGACAGGCCGCAACGTATGTCTTCAACCATGTTTGAAGGAGCAGAGCGTTCTATTGCATTTGTATCAGAAAAAACAGGATTAAATGTTGATAGAGCAAAAGCTGCAGTTTTAGAAAAAATGAACGAAGCATATCCTCCCGGCTCACCTAAAAGAGCAACCGCGGAAGATGATGACATGATTAAAGCATACCTAGATAATAATTTGGGTTATAGCAGCGACGATGCTATAGGGTTTTTAGAAGAGATAGAAGAGATTGGAAAAAATATTGATACAGATAATGTTGTAGATATAAGAAGTGCTCCTAAAAAGAAAGAGGGACTAACATCATTAACCGATCCTGACGATGCAGCTATTAAAAAATTTCTTGAAGAACAAGGCATAGGTAAAACTAGTTTTGATCCTGAAAAAGGTATTGTTCAATCTCCCGCAGCTTCAAAAGAAAAAGCAAAAAGAATTATAGCAACTGAAAACGCACCTGATGAGTTTTTTGGAAAAGCAGTAGAAGACTTAACTCCAGATGATGTTGATTCGTTAAGAACAGATAAGTTTGTAGACGACACCGTAGAGACTAGAAGAAATTTAGAAGGTTTAGATAACACACAACTAACAGAGTTAGCTGGAAAGATGGCTAGGCAAGTTGCAGCGAACGAAAGAAAAATAGCTAACCTTATTGATGCAGGCGAGTTTGACAAGGCAAGAGAACTAGAAGAACTAAACAAAAAAACATTAGATGCAATGTCAGGCGAAGGACTAGAGGACTTAGATCAGATATTAGACCTGTTTCCGTTTGACCCGGAGAAACCTAAAATGGCAGAAGGTGGTCGCATAGGGTTTCAAGATGGTGGCGGTAAATTTCCAATGTCACGTAGAGGTTTTCTTGGTGTATTAGGTGGTGGAATTACAGCAGCATTAACTGGTGGTAAAGGATTATTACCCGCAGCAAAAACAGGTATCACCGCAGCAAAAACATTATCAGCTCCAGGTATGCCTAAATGGTTCCCATTGCTTGTTAGTAAAATAGAAACAAAAGGTAATTTAATATCACCAGCAGCGCCAAACAAAGGTGAAGTAAATGCAGTGTATAATTACAAAGATGGTATGACAGAATATAAAATGGTAGAAGATGTAAATACAGGACGAATAGATATATACACTACAGCAGACGATGGAACTCAAGTTAGTTTTGAGTATGAGCCATCAATGAAAAGATATTTTGAAGATGGTAGCAGCGTAACAGAAGACCCATCATTTTTTGTTGGAGAGTTTAGAAAAGGACACGAGGGTGCAGCAGATCTTGAACAGTATTCAATGGGAATGGATGAAGTTGTATCCGATCTTCGTAACATAGAAGATTTTGCAACTCGAGGAACCACGATGAAAGTAGACGAGGCAATAGAAGATTTTGTAAAAAGAACGCGGACCGAGGAGCCCGGATTTAAACAAGGTGGCCTAGTACCACCACAAGCAGGACCAATGTCAAGTGGCATGGGTTCATTATTTAGACAAAGGACAATATAATGGCTATAGACAAATCAAATAAATTTGACCTACCAAATAATATCAGAACAAAAGTAAACGTTCCAAGCAAACAAGGTCAGATACAAGCTATACAAGAAAAGATGGCACAACAACAAAACCAACAACCTGTTGAGATAAATCAAACAGAAGATGGTGGTGTTGAAATTGATTTTGATCCAGGTGCCCTTTCTCAAGTAGGTTCAGAAACACATGACGAAAATTTAGCAACTTTACTAGAAGAAGATCAGCTTGTTGAAA